CAAACAAACATCTTAAAAACCAAAAAGGAAGTAGAAAACAAAAAGGAAGTAGAAAACAAAAAGGAAGTAGAAAACAAAAAGAAAGTAGAAAACAAAAAGGAAGTGGAAAACAAAAAGAAAGTGGAACTCAAAATCCAAGTAAAAATAAAAATGTAAAAAGTAAGTCACTAAATCCAATAACAAAATTTACAACAACCACGACTACAAAACCACAAGTTATACGAAATGTTCCTAAACTAATAAGAGAACAAAACGTTATGGAAGATATTTATCATATATATCTTAATTTACTAATTGATTTAATGGGAAGTTCTTTATATGATGCATTTATTGAAAACATAAATAAATTAAATAATTTAAATATTAGTTTGATTGCTTATCCTACTTCAAAATTTGAGTTAAATACTAATAATTATGTAAGAAACTTTGATACTCCATGTATATTTTATAAAACTGGAGGTGATTATACACACTTTATTTGTACATATAAAGGTTCGTTTGAAGTGTGTAAAAATAAAATAAATCCAATTACAAATCCTACAGAAAGTAAAAGAGCTATTAGAAATCCATGTAAAGAGAATAAAAACTGTTTATGGGATCCATATTATAATAGTGGGGGTCAAGATTGTACAGTATATGGTGGATTACAAAAACAATCGGCGCATAGTTTTTGTCAAACTTTTACATTAAGTTGTATGATCCAACAATATTTACCAGAAAATGAACTAACAACCGAATTCAAATCAATGCAAAGTATTACAAATATAGATACATTAAATGCTAAAAATGATATATTAAGTATGAATGCTTTTTATGCCAAACAAATAGCTTGTAAAATTGTAAGATATGTGTTTGTTAATAATTTATCATTAGTTAGTAATGGAGAAACAATTGATTGTTGGGATTTTTTGTATGAACAAATCACAAATGGTCAATATTATACAAGTCCAACATTAACATATAATAATTACAAAAGCTTTATGGTTGACTTTTTAGATTTTTGTGAAAATATAACATATGAACAGTTTAAAAGTAGTAGTATTATGGAAAATATAATATGATATTATTACTCCCTACTTTTAGTTTTAAGGAGTAAAACAATTTAGAAATATCTTTGTGTATTATATATGCCTAAAATTTGTGATTTTGAGACTTGCCGTAAATACGCCAATTATGGCGCATATCATTCTAATCCAACTAAATGTAATGAACATAAAGGAGAATATAAATTAGTAAGTCAAATATGTATAGAGGTTGGGTGTAAAACTAGACCAACTTATAATCTAGAAGGTGAATCAAAAGCGTTATATTGTGTATCGCATAAATTAGACGGGATGGTAGATATAAAACATAAAACTTGTATTTATTCTGGTTGTAAAATACAACCAGCTTATAATCTAGAAGGTGAAGCAAAAGCGTTATATTGTGTATCGCATAAATTAGACGGGATGGTAAATATTGTTTCTAAAACTTGTATTTATTCTGGTTGTAAAATACAACCAGCTTATAATCTAGAAGGTGAAGCAAAAGCGTTATATTGTGTATCGCATAAATTAGATGGAATGGTAAATGTTAACGATAAACAATGTATTCATCCAAATTGTAAAATACGACCAGCTTATAATCTAGAAGGTGAAGCAAAAGCGTTATATTGTGTATCGCATAAATTAGACGGGATGGTAAATATAAAAAATAAAACTTGTATTTATTCTGGTTGTAAAATACAACCAACTTATAATCTAGAAGGTGAAGCAAAAGCGTTATATTGTGTATCGCATAAATTAGACGGGATGGTAGATATAAAAAATAAACAATGTATTTATCCAAATTGTAAAACACGATCTAATTATAATCTAGAAGGTGAAACTATCGGCATTTATTGTGGGGCACATAAATTAGATGGAATGTTTGACATAAAAAATAAAAAATGTAAAGCAAATTATTGTTTAGGTAGTCAAGCTAATGTAAAATACAAGGGATATTGTGCTTCCTGTTATCAACAATTATTTCCAAATGATCCTCTAACACTACAAAGTCGTAGTAAAACAAAAGAAATTGCTACAAAAAATTTTATTAATTTAAATTTTGAAGGGTTTCATCACGATATATCTTTATGGACAGGAAATTGTGAGTGTATTCATAGACGAAGAATTGATCATCGTAAACTTATTGGAAATACATTGTTATGTATTGAAACCGACGAAAATCAACATAAAGGATACGATAAAGATAAGGAGGAAATTCGATATGATGATTTATTTATGTTACACGGTGGAAAATTTATTTTCATTCGCTTTAATCCAGATAAGTTTAAGAATAAGGAGGGAAAAAGTTCAAATCCTATGTTATATACTAGATTGCCTATTTTGAAAGACGAAATTGAAAAACAAATAAAAAGAATTGAAAATGATGAAAATAAAGAATTATTGGAAATAGAAAAATTATATTATGATGAATAAGTAATTAAATATAATGTTATTATATTATAAAATATGCCTGGAGGTTTAATGAATCTTATAAGCTCTGGACAACAAAATATAATTTTAAACGGAAACCCATCTAAGAGCTTCTTTAAATCAACTTATCATCAATATACAAATTTTGGCTTACAAAAATTTGTTGTAAATTATGAAGGATCAAAAACACTGCGACTATCAGAAGAATCTACATTTACGTTTAAAGTACCTAGGTACGCGGATCTGTTAATGGATTGTTATTTATCAGTGGCTCTACCAAATATTTGGAGCGGAATTTTGCCACCACAGCAAGTAACAGACGAAACAACAGCACAAGGTTTAGGAAATATAGAACAATGGGCGCCATATGAATTTAAATGGATTGAAAATATTGGAGCCAAAATGATTTCAAAAATTAGCATTACTTGTGGAAATTATACGCTACAAGAATATTCTGGTAATTATTTATTAGCATCTGTTCAACGTGATTATAATGCTATTAAACTTGATTTATTCAATAGAATGATAGGACAAGAGCCTGAATTGAATGATCCAGCAAATTCCAATTCACGTGTTAACTCATATCCGAATGCTTATTATAATGGTGATTTAGCAGGTCCAGAACCATCAATTAGGGGTAGAATATTGTATATACCTCTAAATAATTGGTTTAGTTTGAAGTCACAAATGGCATTTCCTCTAACATCACTACAATACAATGAGTTACATATAAATGTCACATTTAGACCAATAAATCAATTATTTAGTATTCGTGATGTATTTGATGCGACAAATAATTATCCTTATATTTCTCCAAATTTTAATGTATGGTATATGCAATTTTTTCGTTTCTTACAGCCACCACCAGATGTATGTATTGATATAAATTCATATTCAGATCAAAGAACAATATGGAATGCTGATATTCATTTGAATTGCACATATTGCTTCTTATCAAATGATGAAGAACGAATGTTTGCATTACAAGAGCAGAAATATGTAATAAAACAAGTTCACGAAAGAATTTTCCCAAATGTTACCGGTCCGAATAAAGTAGAATTGGATTCATTAGGTATGATTTCAAACTGGTTATTCTATTTTCAAAGAAGTGATGCCAATTTAAGGAATGAATGGTCAAATTATACAAATTGGCCATATAATTATTTACCTTTGAATGTTTTACAGTCTCCTACATCAGGAACATATACTGTTTATAGAACCATTGGTGGTCTATTAACTCCTGTAGAAATAGGTCCAGGTGTAAATCCAGATGGAACATTAACAGGTCTTGTAATTAATCAGACATATAATCCTCAAAATGAAAAATTAATAATGGTTGCAATGGGTATACTTCTCGATGGTTCTTATAGAGAAAATATTCAACCAGCAGGAGTTTATGATTATATTGAAAAATATGTTAGAACAACTGGAAGTGCTCCTCCAGGATTATATTGTTATAATTTTTCGGTTAACTCAAATAATGGAGATTTACAGCCCTCTGGTGCAATAAATATGAGTAGATTCAATCAAATAGAATTTGAATTCACAACAATCATACCTCCACTAGATCCTTTGGCTCAAAGCTTAACCATTTGTGATCCGGAAACAGGAAATATTATAGGCATTAACAAACCAACATGGCGTATTTATGATTACAACTTTGATTTATATTTGTTTGAAGAACGAATTAACGTTGTTAACTTCATCGGAGGTAATGTTGGTCTTATGTATGCGACATAAAAATGACCCAGTTATCTCTGTAATGACCCAGTTATCTCTGTAATGACGCATTTGCTGCTGGGGGTGTTGTCTCATAAAATTGCCCAGTTGCCGATACAGTCATTGGATATTTTGGTCCAAAGGATGGCATCTCGTTTCCCATTGCTAACGGAATTGCATTTGAAATTCCTTGACTATATTTATCTGCGGATTCTCTACGTTTATTGTATAATTTTAACCCTTCATTAAATGACTTTGACCATTGATCTAGACCTTGATATGGAACTTTTAATTCTGCATCTTTTGAATCTGGATATATTTGAGCAAAATCTGCGTTATGATTATTATAACCTGTTGTTAATTGACTATATTGTAATCCTTGTTGCCCTAATTTTCCTCCAGCATCATAAGGAGGC